ATCGACAGGCGCCCGGCGAACTGCTCGTGGCCCAGCATCGGGTTACGCAGCACGCCCAGGCGGTACGTACCGGCGACCTCGGGGCCGATTCCCCGGCTCTTCAGATACTCCTGGACGGGAGTATCGCTGGCGAGATCGCGCTGGTACTGCGATGCCGCTAGCTCGAAGAATGCCTTCTGCTCGGGTGATGGCAGATGCACGGTCGCACGACTCCATGGACATGATCAGGTTGATGGCGGTCCCCTTCGCGTCGCACGCGAAGCAGATGAACAGACCTTTGGTCAGGTCGTAGGAGAAGCTGGGGTGCCCTTCTCCGTGGACGGGGCAGAGGATGACTCCGTTGTCACGGGCAGAGGTGAAATCGAAGTCCGTGACGTAGTGGCTGAGTACGGGTCCAAGCTGTAGCGGTCGTGGACCAGCTCCCTCTCTGCCGTCTGAAGATTGGCGAGAGCTGCGGTCAGCCGCTTGACGACGACTACCGCCAGTCGAAGATCCATACGCACCCACGTCCACGCCTCCTGCTCGTCCAAGGCATCACGGTGGACGGACCCGCCGTCCGGATACTCGAAGTCAGCCAGGAAGAACGCGGAGGGCACGGACGCCTCCCACTGCTCGACCGGCTTGTGGGGGGTGCGCCGGACCAGCAGGCACAGCGGCGTGCCTGCGGTGTCGCGCTGCTTCAGCGTGTCCTCGACCCACTTCTGGTAGCGGTTCGACTCCACGTACTTGACCTGCACGGTGGTGAAGGGGACACCGTCGATGTCCCCCTGGTCGTCGTTGCGACCCTCACGCAGGCGACGGTCGGCCATCCAGAAGCCTTGCTCCCGGAAGTACTTGGCCACCATCCGCTCTGTGGCCGCACCCTTGCGGCCGTTGGCGTTACCGGTAGGCACGTGGTGCCTCCATCACTCCGAACCTTCCGCCAGGGCAGTGGGGGCAGGTCCAGAAGGACCAGACCTCCAGCCCGGGAGCCCCGAAGTCCCGGGAGACGTGGCACATGTTCAGGCTCACCACGTCCCTGCGGTGGTCTCGCAGGATGCGCCTTGCCAGGCGCGCTCGCTTGTTCAACTAGGTCTCCAGCATTCGACGGGCAGAGGCGTATGCCTCTGCCCAGGAACCGAAGGGGCCGTGGATGTGGACCAGACCGGCAGTCGCATTGGTGTACTGCCAGACCCACACCCCGGGGGCGAGTCGGTGGACCCGCCCCCGGATGTACGGCCGGAACTCGATGTCATGCCCTCTGAGGGGCAGTGCGTGGAGATCGCTCATGGCCTCTCCTCTCCTCCGTACCTGAGCGATGTCTACACGATTACCGATCGGTAGTTTCGGGGGGCCAGATCTCCGCGAAGACGCGTCTGGCGTACTGCACGATGAAGTCCGGGAGATGCAGGGATACCCCTATGAAGTAGCCCTCCGCGAAGTCGCGGCTCTTGCCCTCCGCCCTTATGGCGTGGACCAGTTCCCCCGTCTTCTCCGTCAGCGCCTTGCGTGCCAGCTCGTACTGGTCTTCCAGCGATAAACGACCCTGGTCAGTGGTCATTTCCCTCTCCTATGTAGCGGGCGTAGACCCAGTACTCACCGTCTACGGTGCGGGCCACGGCCTCGAATGTCCCCGCAGGGGCGTAGGCGGCCAGCAGCCCGCCACGGATGTGGCTGGCCACGGACGCAGAACTGTTCACGGTGCGGTACTTGCCGACCTTGGCCCAGGCGTCGGGGTTCGACTTGAGGGTTTCGGCCACCAGGTGGTGGTCGACATAGTCCCCTCTCCGCATCCCCCAGCGACGTGCCGGGGGGTCCTGCCAGACGACTACTGACTTGCGTGCCACCAGTCCCCTCCTCCTTGATAGGCCGGTTGCGGGGTCCAGTCGGAGACCTTCGAGATCTCGGGCTGGACCCTCATGCGTATGAATGACTTGCCGGTGGGGTCGCACTTGGCGAACCGGTTCTTGACGCACCCGGCCAGCAACTCGCCATGGCCGGGGCCAGGGGCGAAGTTGACCATGAGTACCGGGATTGCCGACAGCTTCCCGAGCACGTCCCCACGGGACGGCACGGGCCGCTCCAGGCTGGGCTTCCACCCGTCAGAGACGTGGTGGACCAGGTGCACGGCGGCCCCCGTCTCACGGGCCAGCACCTTGCCCTGACGCATCAGGTCCTTGAGCATGGCCCACTCGTTGTCGCCACCGGCGTCGTGCCCCACATCGGACGCGATGTCGATGACGATCTGGTCGGGCCATATCCCCTCGACGGTGGCGTATGCGTAGGTGCCGTTCCACACGTCGTCAAGCGTGGGGTTGGGGGCGAAGTCCCACCGGATGAAGTCGTAGGCTTCCAGCAGCCTGGCAGCCTGGGGTAGGTGCGTGGAGTTGATGTTCAGCCACCCCTCGGTCTGCTCCGTGGGTGTCCCCGAGAGGATGCTGAGCATCCGGGACGCCACGGTGGTCTCGTCCGAGTCGGTGGCGAACGCCAGGGTCGGCACCCTCATGTTCATCAGGGCGTTGATCAACGCCATGGTTTTGTAGGAGCCTGACGGTCCCGCCCATAGGTGGACGGAGTTGCGCCTGATGCGCATCCCCGCTGCCTCCCATGAGGGGAACGCGGGGGGCAAGGGTTCCTGGCCCGTTGCCCCCCGTTTCACCAGGCGTGAGAGCCTGTGCACCTCACTCCTTTGGTGGCGGGATCTCGATGACCTCGATGCCTGCCTCGCGGGCCTTGCGCATGGTGTGCTGGGTGCCGTGGCCGGTGGGATGGGGGAAGGCGAGGACAAGGTCCGCGCCATCCGCCACCATCCGGGCGTTGCGCCGGAACCCGGCGCCCCGATCCACGGTTCCGTCCGGTCGCAGCCAGTCGGCGGGGTACCGGATCTCTTCCACCTCGCGGTGTGCCAGAGCCCACTGGTGGGCCCACTGGTCCGCCCCGACAGGGCAGGCGCCGTGCACGAGTGTGAAGGGACCGTGCTCTTCCAGGAGCACGCTTAGCTCGTCCCAGACCCGTTGCTTGTCGGTGCGCCTGCGACCACCGGTGACGATGACCCTCATGGCGTGACCGCGTAACCCATCTGCGCGACGTACTGCGCGAGGGAAGGCTCGATCCAGTAGTCGGACTTGTCGCCCCACTGGATCTTGCCCTTGAGGTTGTCCTTGTTGGCTTCGCGCCACTGCTTCCAGGCGTCGAACCCGGGACCCGTACGGGCGTTCACTCGAAACCAGCCCGGGGGCTGGGGCTTCGGCTGTGCCCGGCCCGACTGCTGTCCGCCACCGCCATTGAAACCACCCTGCGGCGGCGCCTGTCCGCCCCAGTTCTGCTGCGGGGGCTGGTTGAACTGGCCAGGCTGCGGCCCCATATATCCGGGCGCGGAAGGCACGGAGACGTTCGGCCCGAAGGGGGGTCCCTGGGGGCCAGGAGCGGGCTGTGCGGGGGGGACGGGGGTCATGGGACCCAGTCCCGCCCCGAGCTGTCCCTGGCCCCGCAGATCGGCTTGTGCGGCTGCGATGTTGGCCCACACGCCGTTGTCCGACAGGTCCTGGAGGATGGCCGTGATGTCAGCCCCGTGGAACCCACGGACGGTGATCTGCGGTTCACCGGTGACCCGGAAGTTGATCGAGATCGGAGCCTCGGCCAGGGGGCCGTTGTCCGGGTAGGACACGTTGGGGCGGCTCGGCTCCCATTGCGGGGTCGTGGCCACAGGGCTGGGCTGCTCTGCGGCCGGGGGCTGCATGTCGCCCCAGTCGATCCCGTCGTCGTTCTGGTCGGTCAACTCTGTTCCTCTCACTGGGCGCAGGCAGAGCCTGCAATGAGCGTCCCCCACCAAGTACAGGTGGGGGCACCATATCTCCTCGCTGAGATGTTGATCCATCTCGCGCCTTCGGTTTGTTTTAGTCCCTGGTCATGAAGACGCCGACCCCTATGGCCGCGCCCATGGCTGCGATCAGGACCAGGGGCATCGCCCACCAGGGGGGCGTGAAGCCCTCGACCAGGCAGGTGATTGCGGCGGACCAGACCACCGCGTTCATGGTCAGCACCGACCAGAGCGATGCTCTGGCGCGCTGGTACGGGGAGGTCACGGGCGCTTCGACCGGCCCTTGCACTGCCCCAGGTGGATGACCAGGGGGCCACCGCCGTTGGGGATCAGGCGCCCACAGCCCATGGGGCAGAGGCTGGAACTGCGTTCTATGCCACGCTTCTTCAGGTCAGAAGCCATGGACTTGTCCTTGCTGGAGCGCTTGCTCGGCATCAGCGTTTCCTCTCCTTGATCGTGAACCGGACCAGGTGCATGGCTGACAGGACCAGGACCCCGGCGCACAGCGACACCAGCGTCACGGTCATCGACGTGGGGATGCCCGGGGTCACGATCACGTCGACGGCCAGCAAAGCCATGGCTGTCATGTAGATGGCGTCGGAGGTCCATCTCCACGCCCTGGGGGCGGCGGACACCAGCAGACCTGCTACAAGCAGGCCCATGGATATCCACCACAGGATGGTGTTCATTCCCTCTCCTTAGAACTGCGGTGCGTACTCCGGGTGGTCCGGGTCGTACAGGTGGGCGTCCTTGCCGTCGTTGGCGTAGCAGGAGTCCTGCACGTCGCACATCCGGCAGGACGATCCCTGATGCGCGGGGAAGACCCGTGCGTTCACGGCCCGGTCCATGTGCCCGTAGATCGTGCCGACGTAGGTCGGCGTGTACTTGGTGATGTCGAACGCTTTGCCCAGCTTCCCCTCCCGGTTCATGAAGGCTGCACCCACCGACGCCTTCGCGCCATACAGGTGGTTCAGCCCGGCCGCGTAGGTGCCGAACTGGAACGGGGTCTTCGGTCCCCGGGTGCCGGTCTTCAGGTCGATGATGTGGAGCTGTTCGAAGGTCGGGGTGTAGAAGATCCGGTCGGCGTACGCCTTGATCTCCCTCTCGCACCCCGGCAGGGTGCACGACAGGTCGATCTCGATGCCGACCACGTCATCGATCTGCCACACCTGGTAGTCCGAAGTCCGGCGCCACGTGATGTAGTTACCTACCAGTAGTGGACCGATCTTCATCCACTTCTCGTACCGCTCCGGGTCGTCCTTCGGCCCTGCCGCACGCCACTGGCTCTCGTCCGGCATCTCCGCCTTCATCTCGCGGTACTCCTGATCGAAGGCTTCCGCAAAGACTTGAGCGATGGAGAACCGGGGCCGGTTGGTGGGGTCCAGCAGAGTCCACCGGTCGTAGGCTTCCGTGGCCGCGTGGACGGCGGAGCCCCCGGCGAACCACCATGCGGGGATGGCGGGGGCTCCCTGTATCTTGCGCAGCTCAACGGCCTTGGGGCAGTTGAGCCACGCGTCCATGGTGGAGAAGCTGAGGTGCTTGATCTCACCCAGCTTGCGGGGTTCCCCGGTGACCACTGGTGAGCGCCGTGCCATAGATCCGACTCCCGTTCCCTACTCGGTTGAGTACGTTGCGGGCCACGGGCTTGACCAGTTTGATGTCCTCCGCCTTGATCCAGCAGACGGAGTATTCCTGGGCCAGCAACTTGATCTTGAGGTAGAACCACTGATCGTCGTCAGTCTGACCAAGGTAGTACCCCCATACGACACGGCGTCCGTATCGCACCCAAGCATCGCCCTCAGAGGGCGGCTTGGCGGGGAACTCGGGGGGCGCGGGCAGGGACACCACGTTGTCCTCGGCGGGCCCGGAGATGGCGGCCTGCGCCTTCTCCGCCTCCCTCTCCAGGTCTTCCCTGCGGGCCTTCTCCAGGTCGTGCAGGTACATGACCGTGTTCACGCCGACCCCCACGATGCGGGCCACGTCGGCGTAGGGCAGGCGCCGCTCGACACGCAGCTCCCACACAAGATCCATGTACTCCTGCTTCAGAGGACCTTGGAGTTTCTTGATGTTGTGGGCGTGCTGCGAGCGGAGCTGAATGCGCTGGGCGGGGTCAAGCCCGCCCCACACACCGTCGATCTCGCCCAGGTTGTCGCGGGCACACTCGCGCATGACCGGGCACTGGGCACAGATCTCCTTCGCCGCATCCCAAACCCGCTGAACCTTGGCGGACGGGTTCGACAGGGTCTCGAACCCGTGGTCGGTGAAGAACAGCTCCGGGTTCTTGGTGGAGCACAGCGCCTTCTCCACCCATCTCTTTTCGAGGTCGACAATCACTTGGCGTCGTCCTCTTCCTGGCCTCCCTCGGAGGGGATCGGGACCTCGCCGTTGCGGATCTCCATGACCGCATTCACCAGCTCGGCGCACAGCCCGATGTAGTGGACCATGGCCCGGCCCCAGATCATCCCGCCGTGCTTCTCCCCGAAGTTGGCCATCTCCGTGCGCAGGACGTTGGCGTCGTCGGGGGTCTGGATCTCCATGGCGCCGTGAAGGATCTTGTGCGCGAAGGAGTCGTCCGGCTGGTCGGCGCACTCCGCTTCGGCGTCCGTGTTCAGGTACTGGACAAAGTCCAGGTCGGCGTCGTTGGCCAGGACCCGGCCCCAGTTCCTGGCCAGCAGGCCCACGGAGATCATGACTCCCGTCATGTAGTCCATGCCCTGGCTGGACGCCTTGAACAGCAGCTCTCCTTCTACCAGAGGCTTGTTCATGCACGCGGCCAGCAAGATCATTTCCGCGTGCGCCTTGGTCTGTTCAGCGGCGAGCTTCAGGGACTCCTCTTTGAGGATCGCCTCCATCTGCTCTACCGGTCCTATGTTCCCCTCCATGGGTCCCCTCCGGGTGTCGTGGACACGCATCAGCGTTGCGAAGCCCGCAGATGCAAGCTGGCCCGTAACGACGGGTCAGTTGATCATCCATCTGGATGCTGAGAGCATCCTCCAGGGCTTCGCCTATGACAAGCTGCTCGGTTTCTACGCTGGTTGCTGCCCGTGCGGCGTCCCACGCCGCGTTCACGTCACGAATGAGGGGCACGCGGACGAACTTGCCGGTGCCCCTCTTCGTCCGCCAGTCCCATGCGAATCTCTCGCCTATGTCCCGGGCAGCAACGCTTGCCCGGGACGACAGGGGACCTACGGCGGACACGAACGATGTGTCGTTGTCCAGACGGAAGTGGCCGAGGATGATCAAGTTGTGCGTTCGTGACCTTGCGGCCTCGTACGCCTCGATCGCCTTCTCGGCCACTTCCTCAGCGGTCAGATCAGAGTTCTGAGGATCACTCAGAACCTGCGCTACCGCTTTCAGCTCGCCTCTTGTCGGCACGTTCGTAGATGTCCTTAACGGTGGTCGGGTGGAGACCCAGGATGCCACCGACTACGGCAAAGGACATGCCTCCGTCGTAGGCGAGAAGGACTTCGTCCTCCAGATCCACGACCGCCTTCTCGATGACCTCCTGCTTGTCCAGCAGACGCTTCTGCCAGCGCCGACGAACGGCGGTGGGGATCTTGGAGCCTGCGAGTGCGCGAGAGCCGGTCAGCGCCATGAGCCCTGTCTTCTCGGTTCCACGGGGCATGATCAGCTCGCTTCCTTGAGGGCGGCGTCGAGCGTGTTGTGCTCGGCGTTGTACTTGGACCAGTCGAAGCCGATCACGGCCGGGATGCGCTCGGCGGGGGTCCACCGAAGGACGGCTACGCCCTTGTCCTCGACCCAGGCGTTCCATGACTTGACGATCAGCGAATACACCAGGTTCCGGTTCTTGGAGCCGCCCATGTTCCGGTGCTGTCGGATGAACCGGTTGCGGAGCTGGAGCCGGGCGTCGTACGCCGACAGGTTGTCGCCGGTCAGCAGACCGGTACGCCACGCCTCGATCTTCTCGGGGGTGCCGTGCTCGGTCCTTGCGGCCTGCGCCAGCACCGCCAGGTGCGGGGCGCCCGTGATCCACGTGGCGATGCGGATCTCGGCACAGGGGACGGAGAACCGCGTCAGTTCCGGCCACTCCTGCACCGTTGCATAGATCTCCGGGGCCGTTATCCGGCCAAACCGGGGCATGTCCCACGGGTCGTCGTCGGCAAGGGCCGCCAGGTAGCGGGCACCTGCGGCGACGGTGGTTGAGTTGGGCACACCCAACAGGTGGGCCGCCTGGCGCTTGTACCCCTGGTCAAGGGCGTCGAACGTGTCCCTGGCCTCGTTGGGGTACACCCAGAACGCTATGGCGATCTCGCCGTTGGCCACCGCCTGGAGGCGGTGCTGCCCGTCGATGATGTCCCCGTGGGTGTCGAAGATCAGACCCTGCCGGGTCGTCTTCCACCGGCCCGCCTTCATGTCACCCATGTATCGGGTGACTACGGTCTTGCTGATCTTGCGGTTCTTGTCGTAGGTCCGGTGGGACAGCCAGTCACTGGCCATCTCCGGGGTGACCAGCAGAATCTGCGCTTCACTAGGAAGCGGGTACTGGCTCTGCTCCAGTACCGGATTCCTCACCACTGCCATTGGTTTCCTCTCCCTCGGCGGTCAACTCCGCCTGATGCTTGGCACAGAACGGCTGCATGGATTCGGTTGTCACTGCGCGCGGACGCGGGCAGTACTTCCCCGGCTCGGTCATCCAGCCACATACCGGCTCGCTTGCGGCCGGGTAGTAGTGCAGGTACTCATGCGGGCCGACCAGTTCCACGTCGGCAGCAAAGTACCTGTCCGGCTCCCGGTCCTCCCCATGGGGGAGGACTTCCACCCAGTTCTGCCCACGGAAGGACTGGCGTCCATCCTCATGGGCCTGGGGTTCCCACCTGACAGCCGAACGGGGGTTCAGCTTGGTACGGACCCAGAACCCATACCTTTGGGCGTCCAGCATCCGTTCCGTGAGCGACTTTGTCATGACTCCTCTCCTTGGTCCAGACAGCCCCCGGGGATTGTGCCACCCGGGGGCTGTCCTGCCCCTCACGGGGCCCTGCGGAGCCTGCCAGGCTCAACCGTGCACGACGCTCCCGTAGGCTCGCATGTGCGCCGTACAGCCCTGGCAGGCTCCTCGTGGTGTGGGCAGGAGTCGAACCTGCCTGACGCGGGATGCCTCCCTATTTGTCTTCATGACACCCGCCAGGGACCCGGGGCACCATGCCGGGCGCCGGAATCGAACCGGCTCACGCCTATACCTCTCACACCTCGTGCGCTGGCCAGGACTCGAACCTGACATCTATCCCGGGCTTCGGTGCATGTCCGGGCAATCTCTACCGTTGAGCTACAGCGCTTGGAGCACCCCTCCCCTTGAGCCTCCCCAGGTTTGGGGGAGGGGTGCCGTCTTACTTGACGCTCGCCACGAACGCGGCGAATGCGTCAGGGGTGATGCGCAGCACGGGGCTGTCGGCCCGCTTGCTGTCATCGATGAGCACCGCGTCCACCTGCGGCGAGGCAACTCGCACGCAGTTGCTGTGGGTGCTGTAGGTAGAGACGACGGGAGCCGTCTCGCCCAACTTGATCATGAAGTCTCCTTATCCAGATCATGATCATGGCGCAGACCGATCAACACGGCCTGAACCCTACTCAGGTAGGCCCCGAGGGAGCCGTGGTGAAGACACCACACACGCCATCCCTCGGGGTCCTCACCCTCACTCACGATGATGAAGTGTGAGTGAGGGTACTGCGCGTGCTCTTGGATCACGCGAAGGACTCAGCCTTGTCTGTGCGGACCGGGCCGGACACGTGCGTCATGTGACGCTCCGGGTGGATCATGCTTACCGGCTCGGGAACCTCGGTCCCGTTCATGGCGTCACGGGCCTCCCGGTTGGCCTGCCGGGTCGCGG